CACCTATGGATATGATCGGATAAAATGCCTACCAGTCCCTATTTTCCAACTTACTACGCAGGTCACAGTGGCGAACAAGGTCTTGTTCAGGATCTTGTGGATGAGCAAATCAAACTGTTTGGTTCAGACGTATACTATATCCCTAGAGTAGTTCTGCAAGACAGCACGCTGGATGAAGTTAGATACTCTAAGTATCAAGAACAATTCCAGATCGAAATGCTGTTGCAGAATGTCACGGGATTTGGTGACAATGCTGAGTTCATCTCCAAGTTCGGTCTAAGAATTACAGACGAAATTATCTTCAGAGTTTCAACTAGACGTTGGGATGAAGAAGTAGCAGACCATAATCCAACTCTTACAGTCAACAGTAGACCCAATGAAGGGGATCTATTGTACTTCCCGTTGACTCAAGACATCTACGAAATCAAGTTTGTTGGTAAGGAAGAACCATTCTTCCAGTTTGGTAAAATTCAATTCTATGCTATCACTGCTGAGATCTATGAGGTTGGTAGCGATGACTTCGAGACTGGTGTTGCTGAAATTGATGCGGTAGAACAACTCTTTGATAATTCTATCAAACTGTTTATGGATCCTGGTGGTACAGGAGACTTTACTGTTGGTGAAGAAATTGTTGGCGATGAATTCTTAGCAAAAGCATCATCAACCATCACAGGAGATGCTGTTACTGCAATCACGGTTACAGATGGTGGAGCACATTATAAAGTTGCTACACCACCAACAGTTACTATTTCAGGAGGCGGAGGCAATGGTGCTACAGCGACTGCTACAGTTAGTAGCACTGGCATTGTCAATGGCGTTACTATTACAAGTCCTGGGAGCGGTTATAGTTCTGCACCTACTATCGTCATTGATTACTCACCCAAAGACAACAGAGCAGAAGTCAAGTCCTGGGATAGCACAACCAGAGCTCTTGAAGTCATCAACAGAACAGGAACGTTTACTACTGCTGAAGTAGTTACTGGTCTAACTTCTGGTGCTAAGTGGAGTCCTGAGACTTTCGACACTCTAAATAATACAAACAGCAACTACGATCAGAATAGACAGATCGAAGATTCTGCTGACGATATTGTGGATTGGACCGAAGGAAATCCATTTGGTGAGTTTGGTAATTTTACAGGTAGTATCTAATGTTAGGGTCACATTTTTACAATTCAATTGTTCGCAAGAACATTATTGCGTTTGGTACGCTCTTCAATAATATTTCAATGAAGAGCACTGATCCTAGTGATGGTTCTGTTCTTGAGGAAGTAAAAGTTCCTTTGGCATATGGTCCAAAACAAAAATTTCTTGTTCGTTTAGAAGAAAATAATACGAATAGGAAAGTAGCTATCACTTTACCACGTCTCTACTTTGAGATGACTGGAATCGAATATGATTCTTCCCGTAAGACATCACCAATTCAAAAATACAAAACGATCATTGATGATAATAGTAATGAGGTCAGAGTTCAATATGTTCCTGTTCCTTATAATCTAAATTTTGAATTGGGTGTTATTGCAAAGTCTCAAGATGATGCACTGCAAATTACTGAACAGATTCTCCCATATTTTCAACCATCATTCTCTGTGACTCTCAATATGATTCCAGACATGAATGAAAAGAGAGATGTTGCTATTGTTCTAAACAATGTAAGTTACGAAGATGAATGGGATGAGAGTTTTTATGAGCGTAGATACATTGTATATACTCTAAACTTTACAGTCAAGACTTATCTCTACGGTCCTTACAACACTGCAGACGTTATCAAGAAAGCAATCATTCACGAAACTCTTGGTGATCTTTCTGTCAATCGTAGAACAATCACAAGAACGTATACACCAAAAGCTACTACAGATATCAACCAAGATGGAAATATCGATGCAGCAGATACTGCTCTGCTAACATCAGATGATGATTTTGGTTTCAATGAAGGAATTGAATTCTTATGAGTAACCTAGAAGAAAACATGGAAGACATTCTCAACATCAGTGCTGAGCCTGTTAGTGAACCGATCAAACCTGCACCACCCAAGGTCAATAAAGATGACCTTACAAAAGATTACGAATATACTCGTGGTGAATTATACTCACTCATAGACAAGGGTCAGGAGGCGGTACAAGGCGCTTTAGAGGTCGCTCAGGAGTCAGGGCACCCAAGAGCGTATGAAGTCGCTGTAGCGGCAATGAAGCACGTTGCAGACATGACAGAGAAACTACAGGATCTTCATAAGAAGATGAAAGATATTGATGAAGAGAAGAAAGGTCCTTCTAAGGTTACAAATAATGCTATGTTTGTAGGATCTACAGCAGAACTACAGAAGATGCTCAAGGAGATGGGTGGGGGTAAACGCTAAATAAACATGTAAACCCTCGTCGTTTGTCATGAGAGAATACAAAGAATTTAAAGAATTATGTGAAGCAAAGCGTGGTCTCTACACAAATATCCACGCTAAAAGAAAGAGAGGTGAAGCACCTGCGCGTCCTGGTAGTAAGGACTACCCCGCGAAGGATGCCTTCAAGAAGGCGGCGAGGACTGCCAAAGAAGAATTTGAACTCACAACAGAAGCAGCCTGGACTAGAAAAGAAGGTAAGAAACAGTCTGGTGGTCTTAACGAGAAAGGAAGGAAATCTTACGAGAGAGAAAATCCTGGAAGCGACCTTAAAGCACCAAGCAAGAAGGTTGGAAATCCCCGCCGCGCATCGTACTGTGCTCGAATGAAAGGGATGAAAAAGAAACTAACTTCCAAAAAGACCGCTAACGATAAAGACAGTCGTATCAACAAATCTCTGCGTGCGTGGAATTGCTGACATAACTGTAAAAACATTATAAAGAATGTGAATATATACCCATTGAACCTATAATTATACTATGAGTTTTGATATGAAGATGCGTCTCAACGACACAGATATTACACGTCTGGTTACTGCTTGTAAACTCTACCAAGAGAAGACAGGCAGTGAATGGATGTGGGAACAATATGATGACTTGATCAATAAGCTCAGAGCTTATCAAGAAAATTATTCAGCGGATTCATGAGGTTTATTTTTGCACTTATCGCTTCAATCTTTTTTGCTGCTCCCGCATGGGCAGTAGATGTTCAGATGGGTTACGATGGTAACCTTGTATTTGAACCATCAGAGGTAACAATCTCTGCTGGCGAATCAGTACATTTTGTAAACAACATGCTGCCACCACATAATGTGGTTGTAGAGGATCATCCAGAAATTTCACATGAAGGTCTCGCAATGATGCCTGGTGAAGAGTTTGATGTTACCTTTGCATCTGCAGGAGATTACACTTACTGGTGTGGTCCACACAAAGGAGCAGGCATGATCGGTACGGTACATGTAGAATGAAACATTTCAACACTGTTGTTTTAGACATCACTGTTGCAATACTAGACTTCCTCTACAAAGGAAGAGACTATCCACGTTTTTGGGTGCTTGAGGAAATTGCTCGGGCACCCTATTTTGCATTCTTGAGTGTATTGCATTTCAGAGAAAGCATGGGACTACGTGGTCCTGTGCATATAGATCTAATGATCCAGCACTTTGAACAGAGTATCAATGAAACAGAGCATCTTGAATACATGGAAAGCAGGGGCGGTAATGCTTATTTTATCGATCGCTTTGTTGCCAAACACCTCGTACTTATCTATTATTGGGTCAATGTGGTTTATTACTGGGTGGCTCCTCGTTCTGCATACCATCTGTCATACGAAGTAGAGGTTCATGCCGCTACAACATATGCCAAGTATCTTGCAGAAAAAGGTCCAGATAAAAAGATCCTTGAGATTCTGAACGATGAGTTAGAGCACTCCAGAGAACTACAACAAGCTATGGAGAAAATTTAATGGGCATAGGACACCGTTTTAAAAAACTACCACCACCACCAAAATATACAACAAAAGAAGAAGTACAGGAGATGATTGATGATGCCATACGACAACATAATCGTAATGCTTCAATTATCAGTTTTTGTGTTGGGTGGGTTGTTCTTGCACTTTTTGCTGAGGGTTTGCTTCGACTTATTGGAGTTATAGAACCGCTATTCCCATGGTTGAAAATAACATTATAGTAATAGAGTGGATAGGCATTATCCTTGCCTTGGTATTTGGCGTGACCATGTTCTGTCAGGGTCACGCTATTTTCCATGGTAAATACGGGTATAAACACTCAGAGCGTGAGAAGAAAAAACTTGCTGACGCTCGAAAACAAATAGAAAATTTGCTAAAGAATAAATGAAAGTTGGAATGATTGGACTAGGACGGATGGGAGAAGGTATGTCTCGCCGTCTCATCAAAGCAGGACACGAAGTACATGGATATCGCAACAATTATAAGAAAGCAGAAGAACAATTTGAAAAGGGTTATATCAGTGGATGTACCACTTCTATTGAAAATCTTGTTCAAGTAGTTCACAACGGTCGTGGTGTATTTGGCGAAGAGTCATTCAAACCAGGCGTTTTCATGATGGTTGTACCAGCAGAAACAGTAGAGGATACTATCAATGACTTACTACGATATTGTAGTGAAGGGGACATTATTATTGATCATGGCAATTCCAATTTTAAAGACTCTCGACGCAGGGCAGAACGGTTATCTAAACTTGGCATCGCGTATATTGACTGCGGTACTAGTGGTGGTGTTTACGGTCTGGACCGTGGATACTGTCTTATGGTTGGTGGCGGAGATACTGCAGTCGCCAGTTGTAAAACTATTTTTGATGCACTCGCACCAGGGGTCGCCGCTGCCCCAAGGACTTGCACAAACAGCTTCCACACACCAGCAGAATTTGGTTGGTTACATTGTGGTGGACCAGGCGCAGGACATTTTGTCAAGATGGTTCACAACGATATAGAGTATG